CTAAAGAGGTGGCGAGAAACGTTTGTTGATATGCTAACGGCTTTTCGTAAGGTACTAAAAGAGGCATTCCATAAATTGGAGTGTCTCTTTTTTTATTAATCACAAATTGAATGTCCTTAAACAAGGGATTTATGCAAGTACATAAGTGTAAGGCTATTTTAGAAAGGAATGAATCACTTATGGAAAGCAACATTTTAACGGTGTCACATAATAAAGAAATCAATCTAGCAAACGGGGAAACTAAACTAAACGTCTATGTACGTGTTTATACGTCTCTATTTACCTCAGGATTGGTTGCAAAGATGGGTTCTAATAGGTTTACTACCCTAATGGCTTTAGCCTCTTATATGGACGCACAAGGCGAATGCTACCCAACACAATTACAATTAGCTGAGGCTATCGGTGTTCATAAGAATACAATCAATAAATATATCAATGAATTACTAGAATTTGAGATAGAAGGTAAACCACTTGTAACTAGAAAGAAAGTCAATCGTGGTCAAGGTAAAATTTCTAGCTACTACAAGATTCATCCGTTAAGCCAATTAGCAAAGTTTAAAGGTGAGGTTGAAATCATTAATCACAAAATCAGTGACGAACAAATCACAGATGGTAAGGACAAGTTAATCACAAATGGAAGTGACGAACTAATCACAACCAACTGTGACGTAATTAAAGTTAAGAATAATAATCAATTAATAATAAATAATTCTAGTGATGCTATTAAATACTTTCAGAAAGTCTATCAAGAAGTGTATGGAGTTAATTACACAGTTAGCAATTATGGTAGAGAAGGAAAGCTAATGAAAGATAAGGTATTAGCAGATCATAAGGAAATGGCAAAAGAGATCATTCAAACAGGAATTAAAAGATACAGTGAGTTTTCTAATAACCCTAAATTTCCACGTCCTAGCATTGGTATGTTTGGGTGGGCGGTAAATAAAATCATTCCACTTATTGAAGAAGAACGTAAGGCAAATGAAGTTGCGTTAAATTCAGTTAACTTAGAAGAACAGGCTGAACTTGAAATGTTAGCTAAACTTGAAAAATTAGGAGGCGGTCAGTAATGGAGAAGATGAATCATATTTGTAAACTAGCACCTTACTGTAAAGTAGCCGGACAAGACGGTTTCTGTAATGCACTATGTAGCCCGTTTATGTTGTTACACGGTGAAGGTGAAAAAGGACTATGGAAAGCTACAAACGTTCCTCCTAAATATAAAAAATGTTTCTTTCATAACTTGCCAATTAAAAATGACAATCCTGTACCTTATGCATTCATTAAGAGATACGTAGGAAACATTTTAGAGAATGTTGGACAAGGTGTAGGACTTTTCTTTTACAGCATTCCAAACGGTCAGAATCGTTTCGGCACGGGAACGGGCAAGACAACCTCAGCTGTAAGTATTTTACATGAGTACTTACTTGAAAGAGTTAAAGAGGATTCAACAGGCGGTAGAGTGATACAGCAAACACCTTCATTTTTCTATAAGGCTAGTGAACTGCAAACACTTTATAACTCACGTTTTGCCGGTACTTTCTCAATGAAGGAAAAAGCTGATGCACGTTATTACAAGGTTAAAGAACTACTTATGAAAGCTGAATTAGTAGTTTTAGATGATGTTGGAATCAGACAGAAAATAACAGATGCATTTGAAAATGAACTAACTGAAATTATCGATGCTAGAGATTCTAAAATGCTGGCAACAATCTTCACTAGTAACTTACCACTTGATAAATTAGCCGACACTATGGGAGATCGTATTGCAAGCCGGATAAACGGAATGACTGAACAAATTGCATTTAAAGGTGAAGATCATAGAAAAGGCGGTATCTTGTAATGGAAGAAGCAAAATTACTATCGAAGGTTATTGATGAAAACAGTTTTTATACTCTAACAAAATACAATATTAGTACAGATGATTTCGAGGCATACCCACACATTTATAATTATGTTCGTGAGTACGTAAACGACTATCACCAAACACCGGACTATAGAACAGTAGTTGAGAAGTTCTCAGATTTCGATTACAAGGCTGATGTGAGTGATAACTATGCTTTCCTATGCAAGAAGATAAAAAGTGCCTCAGCGAAGCGTAAAGCCGTTTTAAAGCTGGCTAAAGTAAATGAATACTTTAATACTATGAGTGGTGAAGAATTTGCTAGATGGCTAAAAGAAGAAGCCACAGCACTAGAGGCTATTGCCCTTTCTAGTTCAAGTACAGCTACCAACTATGCTACTAATGGTGCTGAACGTAAAGAGTGGTATAACGAGAATAAAGAAAACCGTACCTTAACTTACATTCCCACGCCTTACGAAACCTTAACTAAATGGTTGGGCGGTGGTTTTGAGTTAGGTGATATGATCTTACTCATGGCATATACAAATAAAGGTAAATCTTGGGTAGGAAGTCACATAGGCAATAAGGCACATGAAGCTGGTTTCGGTGTACTTCACTATAGCCCTGAACTTTCTAAGAAGCAACAAGTCTATCGAAACGATACTTTAAGAGGACATTTTGACAATGTAAAGATTAGACGTGGAACATTGGATAATGAAGAAGCTTACTTAGAGTACCTTGACGGATTTAATGAATCAAACGAAGTTCCTTACTATGTAAAATCGATGGAGGACTTACCAAACGGTTTAAGTACAGAAGTTATTAAAGCTGACTTGGAAATGTATGGAGATAAAATTCAAATGGTTATCATCGATGGCTTCAATTTAATGAAATTTCCTAAGATTGGTAGAGACGGAATGAGTGCAACTTCCCGTGAATTACGTCAAATCTTTGGCAGACATAAAGTTGCTGGTTTAGTAATCCACCAAACACCTACAAGTGCTGAGAAAGAACAGAAGATAGACGAAGATGAAATGGATGCTGAACTACCAGTACCACAATTAACGGATTACAGCGAAACAATTTCACTGATTCAAGATAGTGCAAGCGTGTTGACGTTCAACCAAAAAGACGGGCGAGGAAGATTGTTTATTGCCAAATGCCGTGAACCACATGTAGGTAAATCTGTTGATCTACGCTGTAACTTTAACTTAGGTTACATTACAGAAAGTTCACCAGTAGATTATTTTTAAAAATTAGGTTAGGGCTTAATGTCCTAATCTTTTTATTTTTAGCAAGTACAGAAGTGAGGTGATTAAATTGGAAAAAGAAAAATTGAAATTCAAACTATCAGAAAAGCTATTTAACAGAATTGGTATGACAGTATTTGAAAAAGACACAATGAGAAAAGGAATGATTAGTAGTTTCATGATTTTAGATAATCCTGACGAAACTTTTAGCATTAACTATATTGTGTATTTCAAAGAAGGAGAAAATATCAAACTTGAATCAGTTCATGAATCTAAGTTAATCCTTCTTAAAGGTACGGAAATATGATTAACATTTATAGGGACGGTATAACGTATGATCTTCCAGTAGATGTATTGGAGGAAATCAGTTATTACGATTGGCACAGGGCAAGACCAAAAGAAGAAGAAATGGTGGCTTGTAGTCCTTTTCGTGATGAAGATTCACCTTCATTTTCGATCAACTTAGAGAACGGGTTGTGGCGAGATTTTGGGGCTACTGGTGAGTTCGGACAAGGTAACTTAATTACATTGCTATCCTTCTTAAGAAATGAAACACACATTGAGGTAGAGGATTACTTATTAGAAAAGTACGGGATTGATCTGTCAGACGTAAGTAAGCTTAAACTTAACTTTGATCTTAAAATTGAAACTAAAGTTAATGTTAACATTGACATTGAAACTTACAAACAGTTTGCTTTTCGTTCTCCTTATCTTGCTACAAGGGGAATCACTGAGAAAGTGCAAAAGGCTTTTAAGATCGGATATGACAGAAAAAGTAAATCTGTGGCTTTCCCGTGGTTCGATACAAAAGGGAACATTATTAATATTAAGTTTCGATCTACTGAAAACAAACGATTCTTTTATTATCCTACGGGACAACCTATAAAAAATCACATTTACGGAATGCACTTTATTTACAGATCAGATATTAAAAAGATTTATATTGTTGAATCGGAAATAGACGCATTGTATTTATGGTCAAATGGTTTTCCTGCTGTAGCCTTAGGAGGTTCTAACATTAGTGAAAAGCAGAAGCAATTGCTGTTAAGGTGTCCGGCTGATGAATTTGTTTTGGCTACTGATAACGACAAGGTGGGGAAAGAGATTAGAAAGAAATTGATTGATATGTTTGTAGGTTCTAAACAATTATCAGAACTGATCTTACCTGAAAGTGTCAAAGATGTGAACGAACTCAATTCTGATCAGATTAAGAAACTGGCAAATGACACAAAACCTGTAGAGTTTAGAATATTTTAGTTGATACCTAGCCTAAATTTTGGCTGGGTTTTTTTATATTTTGATAGGCTATTGTAACCATTTTCATTTTCAAACTAGTAATTTTTGGAGAGGTACGGACAACCAAACGTTATAACGAATAGGGCTAGAGAATTTGCTGAATTTTCACAACTGAATACCGTGTGAAATCCTGTGTATTACACAGTTTACAACAGTGTTACAAAGATAGTATAGTTATAGAGAACCAACCTGTGTACTACACAGGGAATCAAAAGGAGACATACATATTACAAAGGGTAACAAAAAACACATAGCTGCTAATTAAAAAAGACAGTCTAATAGAGGCTTATTTTGTTGTGCCTGAAAACGATTTCAGCACTTCACCTACTACCAGTCTGTCTTTTTTTAAGTCTGAGAGGTCAGACGACTAACTTCTATGTTTTAAAACTTTTTTAAAAAAGTTGTCTTTGTCATGTCCTTTTTTAAGTCCCTAACGCAAGTACATAAGTGTAGAGGTTAAAAAACTTTTTAAAAGGTGGAACTTAAATCATGAAAACTTACTTTGAAATCGTTGGAAACAAAAACTATCGTCAATTATCTAATACCCAAATTGAAGCACTTCAAAACCGACAAACGGAATTAGCTTTAATGTGGCAAGACGAAACTAACGAAATCAAGCAACGTGAAATCTTTGACGAATTACACGCTTCATTAAAAGGACTTGTTAAAGCAAAGGCACGTAAAGAAGCTGAACGTTCTTATTCAGTAGAACAAGAGGACTTTGAAGGCATTCTTTACTTAACACTTGCTGAAACATTAATTACTTTTGATCGTACTTTGGACAAGCCTTTTCAACCTATCCTTATGTACAACATTAGTAATCAAATTAAAATGATGTATCGTTCAAAGAAATCAGATGTTCATGAAACAACTTACCATGATAAGAACCGTTTAGACTCAATCGCACCGGATGATGAAACTTTAACAATGGCTGACACAATCGAATGTGAACACGCTTTTGAAGAAAACGTAGAACATAACGTATTTGTAGATCAGATCGTTAATGAAGTTTTCAATGGTGACGATAAGAAACGAACAATCATTCACATGAGTATTCAAGAATTTAAGCGAAACGATATTGTTTCAGCTATTAAGGAAGAAGGTAAGTCAACTGATTCTATTGCACGTTTAGTTAATCGCACGGTGAATCAATTTAAAGATGCTTACCTTAAGTTAACTTAACTTAATTTACTTTAAGTGAACTTTTCCTATTGAAAACAATCTTACCACTACTTTCCTACGCTGGAAAGAGAACGGCTGTTCTATTTTGAAAATTAATATTCAATTCCTCCTAGCCCTGACCAATGGCATTAAGTCTTAAAACTGTTTGCCTCAAATTTCAGCTTATAAAAGCTACTAGGAGGAACTTTATATTATGTCATTATTTACAGCAACAGGTGAACAAGCAAAACAATCAGCTTCAAAGAAAAACGTGGATTTAAAAACGGCTTATATCAGATTAAAAGAAGGTGAAAGCGTTCGTGTACGTGTACTAGGTTTAACTGATTATGTTGAATATAAAGCACATGGAGATTTCAATCTAGGAATCTATACACAACCTTGTATTACGCCACAAACAGGTGAACTTGACCCGTTATGTATTGCTTCTAAGTCAGGTGTAGAAGGCTTCGAGAAACTAGCACCTAAGAAAAGATACATTTTTGCATTATACGATATTGATATGAAAGCAGTTCGTTTTTGGGATTGTTCGAAAACACAAGCTACTAAAATGATCGATGATATTGAAGAATACAAGGAATCAATTTTAGACGGTGATGTACTAGCATTTAATTTTAAGAGAACTGGAAATAAAACGGAAACTGTTTATTCCCTTAACCCAATCTTAAAACTAGATGAAAAAGGAAAAGAAGGTTTTGCTTCTGCTGATGAAGTACAGGTGGAAATGAAAGATTTTGAAGCTGTCTTAATTCCTCGTACAGTAGAACAACAAATTGAAGCACTTAAACAAGCTGGTTTTCCAGTAGACGAATATTTCAATGCTGAATCAATCACTGATACAGATATTGAAGGAGACGTAGACCCTACTGACGATTTCTAAAATATTAACGGTGCTTGGGGATTGCCACTAACTAACCTCCCTGAATGTCAGAGACAGGGGCAAGCACCTTAATATTAACATTGACATTAAAATTAACATTAACTATAAAATTAAAATTAATTGGAGGAAATTATTATGTTACAATCATTCGGTTTAGGTATGAAATCAGCACGTGTAGGAGATCAAATTGACGCTGAGGTTACAGCATTAAAAACTGTTGCTTCAAACACTAAATTAACTTTACAACAATTTGACTTTGTAGAATCTCAATTACAACAATTAGCACAATTAGCTGGACAAGCTGACCCTATGTTAGCAATGCAGTTCCAGCAATTACAGCAACAAATTAATAACATTCAATCTCAAAGTGTAAACGGTC